CAATGGTATTCCGAACGTTTAACGTTGTTCATTGTGGGGAATGTTTCCGATTATCCATTGTACAACGCAAACAATTCCATTGATGACATCATCCCATCCCGTGAAAATTACAACACCGGATTGGTGTTGGACAATTGTTGGGGCAAACAAACGTTTGAACAACGTTTCCAAGGGGAAAACGGGTGCAATTGTTGATTTGTATGCATAAAAAGAACCAAGATAAAATAAAAAAGTTGTGGCATGAAAAGTTGGAATTCAGTGAAAAAAGCGTTGTTGGAGTTTTCCCGGATTCATCCGTTGGTGAATTCGTTTGGGACCGGCCGAATAACGGACACAAATTCCGCAAAAATCGTGAATTTCGTTGATGCAGATGTTGACCGGATATACTATCCATTGGTTTTCGCATCACCGGACAATGCCACATTGAATTCCGGATTTTGCCAATTGAATTGTGGTTTGTTTTTCATGGACAAGGTTGAGGAATTCCAAAAATTGGCGGATGGTCCAACCACGGCGGATGGTGTTGATTTGCAACAATTACAACCGGATGAAATCATGTCAGACATGTTACAATTGGCCACGGATTTTGTGGCGCAATTTACCAACAATTATGATTTGGAATTGGTGGGTTCACCATCGGTGACATTTTTTGATGATGTATTTTCGGACCGGGTTGCCGGTTGCCGGGTTCAATTCAATTTGGCCATCCCATTTGGTCCAAGTATTTGCGCCATTCCAAGTTCAACCGGTCCGTTTTGGTTTTATTACGGGGCAACGGAAACGGGAATCATTGGTGATTTTTGGGATGGGAATTCGTTTGCCATCCGGCCGGGAATTGAAATTGAAATTGATTCCTTTGATTCCGGTGCAACACAAAACATGTCATTGTGGTTTGCCATCCCATCAACCATTTCCGTGACCAATTGGCGCCGTTCTTTGATTGACCGGGGGTTGATATCCACATTGTTCAATTTGATTGATACAACAACCCACAATGGGGTTGTGTATGATGTTTATATTTCCAATTGGCAAACCAACGCCACAACACCAATGACATTGTATTGACATGATAAATTTGACCGACAATTTTAATTTGAACAAACCGGCCCATTTGGATGCCCGTGTTGGGCCGTGGGAATCGGTGAATGATGCAACAACCAATGTTCCATTTGACCAACGTGAAATTGGTTTGACCATTGTTGTTGATGATGGTTCCGGGGCCGTTGAATATTGGTGGAAAGAGGGTTTGAGCAATGGGGATTTGGAATTGAAAACATCCGGTGGTGGCGGTGGCGGTGTTGCATGGGGTGGAATTACCGGGACATTGTCAAATCAAACGGATTTGGACACGGCATTGACTAATTTGTCAAATGACATCACCACCATTGATGGGGAAATCACAACCATAGAAGGTGACATCACAACCATTCAATCAAACATCACCACCATTGATGGCCAAATTTCGGACATTGAAACGGCATTGGATGGGAAATTTGACAACCCAACGGGAACCACGGCTCAATATTTGGATGGTGTTGGAACACCAACCGATTTCCCAACGGCCGGTCAATCCGGGACATTGGTTCGTGAAATCCGAAATGAAACCGGGGCAACATTGACAAAAGGGACGGCCGTGTATATTTCCGGGGCATCCGGAAACAAAGCCGTTGTATCAAAAGCAATTGCAACCGGTGACACAACATCCGCACAAACGTTTGGAATCATCCAAGCGGATATACCAAACAACCAAAATGGATTTGTGGTGGTTCGGGGGGATTTGGCCGGTTTGAATACATCCGCATTTACAGAGGGCGCACAATTGTATTTGAGTTCAACCACGGCCGGGACATTGACCATGGTGAAACAATACGCACCAAATCATTTGGTGTATATTGGTATTGTCACACGTGTCCATGTGAACCAAGGGTCAATGGAAGTGGCAATACAAAATGGTTATGAATTGAACGAATTGCATGATGTTTCAGCACAAACACCAACCAACCGGGATGGGTTGTTTTTCAATTCAACATCCGGGTTGTGGGAATCCCGTGCAATTGCCGGGGCGGATTTGCCATCCGGAATTGATGCAACCAAATTGGCCAATGGGAATGTTTCCAATGCGGAATTTCAAATGTTGGATGGTGTGACATCCGGCATTCAAACACAATTGAATTCCAAGGAACCAACCATCACATCTGGGACAACATCACAATTTTTCCGTGGTGATAAAACATTCCAACAATTGCCAAAAGTAACATTCCCAACCCTACATTTTAGCGGTTCGGCATTGGCCGGGAATTTCGGAAATGGTGTTGAGGGTGTTATTCAAACATTGTCCATCCCGGCAAACACATTGGCATCCGGTGACATCATCCGATTGGGTTACATGTATTCATTTTCCGGAAACGTAGGGACAAAATCACCACGAATAAGATTCGGGAATAACACCACAACCGGGAATTCCATTTTTATTCCAGCATCACAGGGGGCATCAGTTACAAACATTCAAGGTGAATTGTTCATGATTGTGACATCATCAACCAATTTGCGAATTTGGTCAACAACAAGTGTGACCGGCCTTGGGACAACAACATCCGCATTGACAAACAACACAATTGATTTGACACAACCAATTCCATTTTCATTCAATGTATCAAAGGCAACCGGAACGGACACGGCAATTTTGGAATCGGTATTTATTGAAATTTTGAAACCATGATGAAAGTTTATGCAATTACATTGGTGGATGGTTCCACCGAATACGATTTGAATTTGGCGGATGCCATGGCATTGTATCAACCCGGATGCCGTTTGTGGGAATCCACCAATGGCGGTGTTTCATACTTTGAAATTGAACCATCATGAAATCATGGATGATTCATTTGTGGATTGGTGTGGTGGCATTTTTGTCACCATTGGTTCCATTAGCATTGTTGGTGTCCACATTGATTGGAGTTGATTTCATTTTTGGCATTTACAGGGCATACAAAAACGGGGATGAAATAAGTTCCCGGAAAATGGGGCATTCGATTTCAAAGATATTTTTGTACAACATGGCCGTTTTGTCGGTGTTCATGTTGGAAAAAATCATCATTGGGACCAATTTGGAGTTCACCAAAATTTGTGTTGGTGTCATTGCCATGGTTGAATTGAAATCCATTGATGAATCATTCAAATTGTTGTATGGGTTTTCTATTTATGAATCTATCATCAAAAATTTGAAACGTGGAATAAGTGAAACAAAACCCAATAAAAATGAAAAAAGCAAATGAAATGGGTGTTTTGGAACGTTTGAACGGACCAACACCAAAGTTTTTCAAAAAAGTTCAAACCATGGGAATCATTGCCGGTTCCGTTGGTGCAATGATTTTGGCATTTCCGGTTGGATTGCCAGTGGCCATTGTGAATGTTGCCGGTTATTTGATTGCATGTGGCGGAATTATGGCCGGAACATCACAATTTGCGGTTGATGATTCAAAAAAATGAACTATATTTGAAACGATGAATTCCATTCATTGTTTTTGATTGATGGCCGTGGTTTTGCCATGGCCATTGTTTTTGTTTTGATAGTGTTTTTCATGTAGTTTTTTTTGGAGTGTGGTCAATTGTGAAATTCGCCACATTTTTTTTTAGCCGAAAAATCTTTGTTTTTGATAGTGTTTGCACACAATTTGCAAAAATCGCAAATCTTTTTTTGTATTTATTTTGCGCAAAGTATTGCACAATTCATTTTGGGTGTTACCTTTGTTTTATAGTTAAACAATCAAAAACACAAAAACATGAAAACACAAATTGAAATCAAACATTTTGCAACCCGAACGTTAGAGGTTCGCACATTTCCAACCGAAAAAATGGCCCAACAACATTTCCGTGAATTTGCGGAATTCCACAACCTGGACATTGATGATGACATTGCCGGTGGAATTGGGTTTGAATACCGGGTTATACTTTGCGAAATTGATTGAACCATGAACCATACACAAACAACCATTTGGGGATTGGCAACATTGTTCATTTTCCTAATCACAAAAAACCCATTTACCATGATATACATGGTTTTCATTGGGGCCTACATTTCAAAACGTATTGCAGATAAAAAAACCAAAAGACATGAAAACAAATAACATGAATATACCAAATTTGAATTCGATTGGCCATCATGATGGTGATTCCGGTTGGTCATTTACCATCAAACCATTGGATGGGAATTCGGTGCCAAATCACATGTTGTGGGACATTTACCACATCGCAAAACATTTTGATTGGGATTCGGATGAATCATTGTTGGATGAATTGAATTGGTCATTGAAGTATTGCAACGAATACACAACAACCATTGCCCATTCACCAAAATTCACCATGGACATTGATGAAACGGAATTCACATTTGAATTCCAATTGAACCGAAACGAAAACAATTTTTTAATCACATTTAATTTCAAACAATGAAACGAGAAATCAACAAAATCCGGGTGGGCCGGAAAAAAATTCAACCCAACGTGTCCGATGCATTGGCCATTGATTTGGAATACAACCGGTTAAAAAAAGGTTATCGGATATCAGATTTGCCAATCAGTCAACCGACCTATCGAAAATGCATCATTGATGGGGTAATTTCGCCGGACAAATTAGAAGTCATCAAACATTTTTTGTTGGACTGATTTGGAAAAAAGAATTGAACAAATAAATTTGCAAAACCAAAAAAAACAATTTAATGGAAAACACAATCAAATCATTGGCCAAATCATTGGTCAAAGCACAATCCACCATTGCCGGGGCAATCATGGATTCAAACAACCCATTTTTCGGGTCCAAGTATGCGGATTTAGAATCCGTGACCATGGCAATCAAAAAACCATTGGCGGAAAACGGGTTGGGATATGTTCAACGGGTTCACCGGGAAAACAATTTTGTTGGGGTTGAAACTATCATCATTCATGAATCCGGGGAAACATTTTCAAATGGTGTCACATGGGTTCCCGTTACCAAAAACGATGCCCACGGATTTGGGGCCGGTTTGACGTATGCCCGGCGGTATTCATTGGCATCATGTTTTGGAGTTATTCAAACGGATGATGATGGCAATGGTGCCATTGGCAACACAACGGCAAATCAACCCGTTTCCAAGGCCAAAACAAACCAAGCCGGTCCAAAGTATGGCAACACCAAAAACGAACCAACCACGGCCAAAAAAACGGATGATGTACCAGTCAAAAGAAAACCAACACCGGAATTGACCAAACAGGTGATTGAACGTTGGTTGGGTGGTGAATTGGATGTGATGAAAAAAGCAAATGAATTCATTGAAGTGGACCAAACCATGATGGATGAATTTTACATTGCCACGGGCGTTGAATGGAGTTTAAAAACAAAATAAAAATCAAAACAATGGAAACACAAATCAAAAAAGTTGGTGAGGACATCAAAATTGTAATCACCATTAATGCAAACGAATTGGCCAAAATGATTGGCCCATCACAAACGGAATTGTTTGAAATGGAAACCAAAACGGAATCAAAAGAAAACCCATTCAAATACATTCAAATTCACACCAGATTTTTTATTCAAGATTTAATTAAAGAATTTGGGATCAATTGTTGGATTCAACGGGATGAACCAATTGTCAACAAATTACGATGGTTCCATACCATTGCAGATGTTCCACAAATTTTCAAACGTTTTAATGAAAATGGATGGATGGATGTTGAATACAACCAAAACAAAACCCGAATCATCCGTTTCAAATTTAATGACAATGCCCAATGGACATGATTATCACCACCGAAAAATTGTTGGATTCTATTTCCGGCAAATCATCCGTGAATGCATTAGCAGAGGCAATGACATTCAACATTCAAGAGGGGATGACCAACCCATTGGAATTCCGTGTCAAAGCAAAAATGGTGATTGATGCATTGGAAAATGCAATCAAAATGACCAATGATGATGCCATGGTTGAACAAATGAAACATGGCAAACGTTCGGAAATGTTTGGGGCCGTGATTGATTCCGTGGAAACAGGTGTCAAATATGATTACCAATCCACCAATTGCCCCGAATGGGAACGTTTTGATGAAATGGTCAAACACTATTCGGAACAAAAAAAGAACCGGGAAACGTTTTTGAAGTCATTAAAAGAACCATTAAACATCATCACCGATGATGGGGAAATTGTGACCATCAACCCACCAATCAAAAGTTCAACAACGGCATTGAAAATCACATTGAAATGACAACGGCAAAATGGAAAAAAATGGTGGATGATTACGATTTCATCCACCGGATTTTGAACAATGAATCCAATGGCAAAAAACACAATGATGGAATCATCCGAACCATTGAATTGTTTTTGGACAAACACAAAACACAATTGGTCCAACCGGAATCCCATTCGATGTTGGTTGATTTGTCAACCCGGTTGCAACAAAAGTTCAACAATAAAAAATTCAATTGATGGCAATTTTAACAAAACCCGAAAAATCCAAATACAAACACGTTTATGTTGTACGTGCGCAAGGAAAATGGTATTACCAATCATCCATTTTTGTTGATGGCAAACATACAACCCGAAATTTCGACAATGAACATGATGCCGGCAAATGTGTTGACATGAATTTGATTGCCCGTGGATTACAACCCGTTAATGTATTAAAACCCAAAAAATGAAGTACAAACAACCACAACACGTTGAAGACATCGAATCATTGAAATGGCGGATGTCTTATTTGGAAAACCAATTGACCGGTGAAATGAATGATGAACAATTTGCCATCCGGGATGAAATCAACCAAATCAAATCCACCATTTACCAATTCAACCATCCACCACAAAAACCGGATGATTCACAATTTGAATGTTTTGGTTGTGGTTCCTAAAATCGGAAATGGTGTGTAAATTGCACACCATTTTTTTTCAAAATCAAAAAAATCAAAAATGAAAAGTGAAATAAAAAACATGGATTGCATGGATTTCATGCGACAATTCCCGGACAAATATTTTGAATTGGCCATTGTTGATCCACCATACGGGATTGATGCAGATGTAAAAAATTCGACAAATAAAAAACAGAGTAAAAATTCGGCAACCAAATCAAAAAAATATGGTGAGCAAAATTGGGATTCAAAAATCCCGGATAACGTTTATTTTGAAGAGTTGAAACGGGTGTCAAAAAATCAAATTGTTTGGGGTGCTAATTATTTTGGATTAAAAGGTGGGTTTTTATATTGGCATAAAAATGTGACAATGCCAACATATTCAACCGGGGAATTGGCATGGTTAAGTTTCCAAAACAAAATTGATTTTTTGGAAATGACATGGCATGGGATGATTCAACATGACATGCAAAATAAAGAAATTCGAATCCATCCAACGCAAAAACCGGTCAAATTATACCGATGGTTGCTTCAAAATTATGCAAAACAAGGTGATAAAATATTGGATACACATTTGGGTTCCGGTTCATCCCGAATTGCATGTGACATGGATGGTTTTGATTTTTGGGGTTGTGAATTGGATGCCGAATATTTCAAGGCCCACCAAAAACGTTGGGATGAATACAAATCCCAATTGACCATTTTTTAAGCAATCAAAAACAATGAATGGGTATAAATTAACCAAACAATTGGTCCAAATGGTTCATCACCGGCAAATTTCATGGGGTGGATTCGGGTTTGGCGTGTATTTGGTGGAATTGGCAAACAAATCCCGGTCCACCGAATTTCCCGTGAATGCCGTGGACATTTCCCATGACACGGGCCTATCCAGAACCACCATCCGTGGGTTCATCAAGGAATTGCAGTCAAGTGGATTCATTACAAAATCATCACAAAAGTCAACGTACAACATCACCAAATTCACCATCAATGGATGGACAAAAATTGACCAATCGGTTGAACAAAAATTGACCATCGAAAATGAAGTAGTTGGACAATCAGTTGGACAAAATTTGACCAACCACACCATATATAAGATAGAAAACTTAAAAACATTAACTAATAGTAGTAAAAGGGAAAAAACGATTGATGATTTTTGGGATGAATTTTTGCAACAGGATTTGCATTGGCATCGGTTCCGGGATGCCCACCAAATTGACCGGGAAACATTAGAACAAAAACACATCGAATTCAAAAAAACATCCGTGTCCAAGTGGGCAACCTACCCACGAATCCATTTGGCCAATTCACATTTTTTCAATTGGTTCATGTCTACAAAAAAGTACGAAA